AAATATATTGCATTGTTTATTTGTACTGCGTTATTGCCTAAATTTTGAATTGTTATTTCTCTCCAAGTTTGTAAATATGAAGGGTCAAAATAATTTTGTATTAAATTTTGTACAGTTGCAGAACCGGAAAATTGAAATTGTGTACCTGCTACATTGTTTGGTACGGTAATTTTGCTTATCAAATTTGGAATTAATAGTTGTAATTGTTTGCTAATTTGGGACATTAGGACTTGTAAATTTTGAGTTGGAAAAACGGGAAATTGATAACTAGGGAAATTTGTTATTGGATAAAATTGCATAAATTCAAAGGGAATTGAATAAGGAAAACTAATAGTTGGCTTATTTGTCATACTTTCAAACGGTTGTTGGTTTCCCGTGCCGAAAGTATAAGCTTCTGGTTCTGACAAATTATGTAAAGCGTTATAACCGTTTATTTTCAAACTTGCAACACTTAAATACTTTGCAATTACTTCATTTAAATTTTGAAAACTACCGTTTTGGAAATATTGTAACAATTGGGCTGAGCCATATTGGTTCAAAAATAATAAATTTTGTATGAAGTTATTCCATTCTTGCAAAGTTAAATATTCTAGGGGCAATTTATAATTAACAGTGTATGGTAAAGCCATATGTTATGTTATGTTAGTTTACGTAAATAAACACACTTAGCGTATATATAATATTATGTATATAGCGTGGCGCTATTGTCTTTCTTTTCATATCTATTTAGTAGGCTGAGCGTAATTGCCAATTTAATATTATTAATTGTATTTCTTCATCCGTCAAACCATACTTTTTCAATTGTTGAAGATATTGTTGTGCAGTATTTAAATCAATTTTTTGTTTTTCAAATAATAAATTAATCGTGGTAATAATATCATGGACATACCTACTAATTCTTCTATTTCTTGCATACTCAAAATAAACATTTTGTAAATCGTTAGGTACTTGAAATTCCGAAAATACCTTTTGTAATAATTGTGTCGGGTTTGATAAATATTCACTAATTTGCAAAGCTTTTGAAGGTGTAATGTAAAGCTCTTGGTAAGCCATTAATAATTTTCTAATTTGTGCTGATAATTTGTAAATACCTAATAAAACGTCATTAATACCATATTGCTTTAATAAACTTTCTAGCTGTGTATTTTGCACACCGTAAACTAAAAGTTGAATATATTCATTTTTAAGAGATTGTACATATTCTCCTACAAAAATTTGTTGAAATAAATTAACGTGTAAATTTAACAATTCTGATGGTATGAATGAATATTCAACAAGTTGGTTAAGCGGATAATTATATTTAATTGCGTTTTCAATGTTAGAAAGTGAAGGTAGATATTTTCTCCAAATTTCTAAACCAAAAGTTGAAGCATATTGCTCTAATAAAACTTTAATTTGATTATCTGGAATTCCCAATTTTCTTAATTCATTTTCTGCATTTCCTAAGTTTATAGGTATTTTACCAACTTTGAAAAGTTCTCCTTGTACAATATTACTAATAATTGTGTGTAAGCTGTAAAATGTGGGTATGTAAGTTTGTACAAATAAATTAGCTAAATCTTTTTGCATACCTAAATTTTCAAGTTTGCTTATCGCATTTGTTGGAGTTATTTGTAAATCTTTTAATAATGTTTTTATATATTCAATTTCTGTTGTTAATTGAAAAACTTGAATTGCCGGTTTAATTTCATATTCTACAATATCTTTCGGTAATTTTGAAATATTTGCTGTTATGCCATGTCTTGCTAATTGCGTATAATAACTTATAATTTTTGGATATATATATTCAAAATAAAACTTTTGTGTATAAATGTCAATTGCAGTTTTATCTTTTACAATTTTTCTTAGTTCTGTATTTAATTGTTGTTGGTCGAAATAAAGTGTTTTTGCAATACTTTCAAGTAATGAAAATTGGAGTTTTGCAATGTTTATATTATATTCTTCTTGTATTATTTCATTTACCAAATAATCATTTACTTTTAATTTTCTTAATTCTGTTTCCACAAATTTGGGATCAACTAAAAAGCTTCTTAATTGTTGTTTTAGTATATTTAAAGTTGAAGATATGGCAATTTCTTGGTTTAGGTAATTTAAAAACACATCTTCAAACTCTTTTATAACGCCTATTGCATTTAGCTCTTTTTTAATTTCATCAACTGATAAATAACCTTTTCTAGCTAAACTTTCAATTTGCAAAATTTGATATTTTATAAGTGGTGCAGTTTGGTACTCAAAAATTGTCTCAGAAATTATTGAATTGTCGAAGCCTAAGCTTTTTAATCCTTTTTCTGCATCTCTACTACCTATAATGTAATTTTGTAATTTAAACTGAAATTCTTTTAGCAAATGTTGTAATTGTATGTATTTAAGCTCTCCTTGTAAAATTGCTAGTGCTACATTTTCATTAAAATTATTAGCTTTTAATTCTGATTTTATTTCTTTTTCATTAAATATACCCAATCTCACAATTTGTTGTAATTGCGTTAATAACAATTGGTTAGTATAAACAATTTGCGATTCTTCAATCATGATATTAAAAACTTGTTCTACCTGTGTTGGGTAACCTAAACTTTTAAATAAAGTTTGTATTGTTGTTTGTAAAAACTTTAAATCGATGTAAGGCCTTCCAAAATTGGTCAATGCTCTTGAGAGTAAAGACCTTAAAAATTGCCTTATAAGTCTTTTTGTTGCGTATTGGTATTCAAGGTCAAAAACTTTTAAAAATAGGTCTTTGCCGGCTAAATTAATATTTTTAATAATTTCCTCATATGCTTGAGTAGGTGTTACTACAAATTGTCTAATGCCTTCTTCAACTGCTCTTTGTAAAAGTCTTGCAGTTTGATTATTATACATCAATTTAGCAGTTTTTGGAGTTATTAAATTATTATATGAATATTGTGAAACAGCGTCAAAATTCAAAATTCCGAATTGTGCGCCTAAAATGACATCACGAATTGAGACGGGTTTAAATATAGGGTTTAAAGGTACAAAATCATCAGCTGGAGGTGTTAAATAAGCGTTAGTAAACCAAGCGGGGAAACCAGTTAATAAAATTGTTTCATTTAAATGGTCTTGAATTTCGGAAAATGACCTAACTGCTACCCAATTGGCAATTTCTTTAAATGGAGGGTGTGCAAACGGTAAATCTCCCAAACCTATGTTATTAAATATTTCTCTTGCAGTTATTTTAAAATCTGCAATAAAGGGTTCTTTTAAAAATTCCTTAAGAGTAACTTGTATTTCTTGTCTAACTTCATTTAAAAAATCAACTCCAGATTCTGCAAAAGCTTTTATAATTTCTCCAAATTTTATTGGGATTTTACCACCTAATCCAATTGGTGCCAAAGAAATTTCAATTTCAGGTAAAATTTCAGCTAATTTTTCTGAAATTGCAGGTAAAAATTTGCCAATTGTTATCGGTGCTATAAAAGGAGTTAAAAATTGTACAATTTGTGAAATTGCTGGCGCTATGCGCGACATATTTGAACCAAAGCCGGATAAAAAGTCTTGCACAACTGTTGCAATTATTTGCGAAAACACATTTGCAATGTTTTGAAAGAAACCATAAGCATCATTTATAAATTGTGAAGCGATTGATGATAAAACTTGGAAAGCGTTTACAATTTGTTGTTCAAGCCAACTTAAAAAACCTTGTATAATTGGTATCGCAGTTTGTACAAAATTTTGTAGAATTGTAAGAAAATCAGTTGCAATATTTTGCATAAAAGTAGGTATATCGCTAATTGCTTGGCCTATAAAACTAAATGTATTTTGTATATCTGTGGTTATTGCGTTCATGAAATTTATAAAAGTTGAACTTACCCAATTTACAAAGTTTTCTAACGCTGATATTTCATCGGAAAAAAACGTACCAATAGCTCCTAAGTCAAATATTGTACTCATATTATTTATACTATCACAAAACAAAAATATAAATGATACTGGTAAAATTCAAAAAATTTTTACCTTTTAATTTAAAGCTTACTCATTCGGTTTCTCACTTTCCCCCTTTACTTGCAATTTTCTCATTTCTTTAACAATTTTTACAACTTCTAGCGCTTTTTGAAAAACTTCGCTTTTTCTTACATTTTCATCGTTACACGTGGCTAACGCCATTGTTAAATCATCAAGCGCTAAATAAAGTTTAGCTGTTATTTCCGTACTTAAACTTGATTTTCTCTTTACCTCGGACATCTTGCTTTAAATTATAAAATATGACACTTTTATATTTTTTATAATGAACAACAACTAAAGTCTTGCATTCACAAAAATTAAACATTTCGCAAAATTTGAATAGTTTTTCAATTTGTTGTTTATCTATTTCAACATAATTTTTTGAAGTAGATTTAACTTCAATTGCGAAAATTACGTTATTATGTGTTGCTATAATATCCGGCAGTGCTTGTTTTCCAGTTCCAGAAACTGGTATTCTTAAAACTTTATAACCACCTTTTTCTAATATTTCCAAAGTTTTATATTCATAATATTTGCCGGATTGCCGAAAATTCATGGTTTACCCCTTATTTAACCATTTAATAAATATTGGGTGTTTTGTCCTATTTGTTTCTCCAATTTGCTGAAAACCGGCTTTTTTATATAAAGCGTTTGAATGGCCTAACATACCTAAAGTCCACAACACTTCAATCCCGTCATTTTTAAGTTTTTCACTTAAATCAATTAAAAATTTAACTAAGTAATCTCCCGGTGCCGTTTTTGTAATTCTTCTAATAAAATATGTCCTGTCAAACGGAATATTATAATTTTGTGCAATAAAACGAAAAGGCGTATTATCGTGAAGCCATGCGACTGCAACTATAAATTTTTGGTTTTCTTCATTTGCAATATATAAAAAATAACGGGAATATTTTCCAGCTCCACTGCCTTGAGGTATTGATTGCGAATGATAAAATTCAATTAACAACCTTGCAAATTTTATTAATTCTTTTTCTTTTGCTTCTTCAATTACAAACTCCATATTTACCAACAATTATTACAGTGTATGACATATATATACATTATGCGTATTGTGAATTTTTGTTTTTTAACTGCACATTTGTAATTATGGCTACTGTGTTAAGTAAAAGAAATATTGTATCGATGAAACAAAAATTATATCAAAAAGTTTTAAAAAGGGATACATTTCCGGCATTTTCATCAATGTTTGATGCCGGTGTTTCTTCAGTTTTACCTTCAGCATTGGAAAGTATTGAAATTCCGGAAGGTATAAATACAAATTACGGTATTGCTTACGCTTCAATTATTACAACTTTGCTTTCTTCATTAAATAATTTAGCAATTTCAACATTTAATTCTGATATAACAAGTTTTACAAATTTGCAATTGGGTTTTACTCCTTTATTTGGTACTGCAAGCGGTTTACAATTTGTACAACAAAGTACCGCTTTGTATGATAATTATGTAAAATTATGTTCAACTTTGTATCAACCGGCAGTTTTTGATGAAACTTATTTTGATTTAAGTGTATATCAACCGGCGCTAGCAATTGAATACCAAAACGCTTCTTGTAAAAAAATTGAAAAATATTTTTCTCAACTACCAGTTTCAAACATTTCTGTTGATCTACCTAGTTTAGGTATTGGTAATACTAGTATTACAAGTTCTGATAGTTTTAGTTTACAAAATATACAAAATACCGGAGTTAATGATTTATTAAATACATTAAATATAAACTATAACCAATTGCCCGATTTAGCTAAGTTTGTTATTTCGTTTGTTCCAAATTTAAACGAAATAATTAATAGTGGACTTGCGCTTGATGTTGGGTGGTTAGATAGGTGTGTTTTAGTCCCAAATATTGAAGAAATACCAAGTTATAAAGTACAATTACAAAATGGTATGGTTTTGCAAAATTTTGCGAATGTTTTTGGGATGATTTTGGATTATACTCCCCTAGATTTTGCGGTTTTAATTCCCGAATTTAATCCTAATAATGTTACACAACTAGATTTAGTTGCTATTTTAACTGCTGATAAAACTGTAATTTCAATATTTGGTTCACTTTTCAAACTTCATTTATATGACCCTTCACCAGGTGGGACAAATATAGCTTATAATTCAGAAATTGAGAATTATGCTGTTACTTATCAACAATTTCTCAACATTCAACAAATTGTTAATAAGAAATATGCCAATATTTGGTACGCTAAAATGGTGGCAAGTGCAATAATTGAAATTGCTAGATATCCATATCAACAAAATTATAGTTATAATTCCGGAAAAAGGACATTATCCTATCAAGATTTTTTGAATTATTGGCAAACAAAATGGTCTTTTTATGGGGTTTCACAAGAAGATTTACAATTTGCGCAACAACTTGGAGGACAATTGCAAGGCCAAGCCCAAGTTGAAAATGTGTTAAAACAAGCACAAAAATCTACTAAAGTAAAACAATATAAACCGATATTTTATTA